AGGAAAAAAAGAGGAAATTCTGTGGATCAACCCATAGGTGTTGGATTAACAGCAAAGCAGATGAAAAGAAAAAAACCCGTAAATTCAGATTATCTGGTTGGTATTGAACCCATTACAGATAATCAAAAAAGATTGTTTGAATCCTACAGTTCTGGAAAACATATTGTTGCTTATGGTGCTGCGGGAACAGGAAAAACATTTATCACACTCTATAATGCGTTGAGAGATGTATTAGATGAGACTACACCATACGAAAAAATTTATATTGTTAGGTCATTAGTCGCAACTCGTGAGATTGGATTCTTACCTGGTGACCATGAAGATAAATCTTCATATTATCAAATACCATACAAACATATGGTAAAGTACATGTTCCAGATGCCATCTGATGCGGACTTTGAAATGCTCTATGGCAATCTTCGCCAACAGGAAACAATTAAATTCTGGAGCACCTCATTTTTGAGGGGAACAACACTTGATAATGCAATTGTTATCGTTGATGAATTTCAAAACTTGAATTTTCATGAATTAGATAGTATAATAACAAGAGTCGGTGAAGATACTAAAATTGTGTTCTGTGGTGACGGTTCACAAACAGACTTGACAAAAACGAATGAGAGAAATGGTATTGTGGATTTTATGAAAATTATCCGTGCGATGCCTTCTTTTGATATTATTGAATTTGGAATAGGTGACATCGTTCGATCTGGTCTTGTAAAGGAATATCTTATTGCTAAAATTGAATCAGGTATGTAATGTTTAAACATGTTGATATAGAACTCCCTAAACTCTCGCGAGAGACGATAGATGGTGTTCGCTATTATTCCGTTCCAGATGAAGACGAGTTACTTAAATTAGTTTCGATCACTTCTGTAACGAGTCATTTTAACAAAGAAATATTTGTTAATTGGAGAAAAAAAGTTGGGAATGAGGAGGCAGACCGTATTACAAAAGCTGCTACAACCCGTGGAACTGATATGCATACCTTGACAGAGCATTATCTTAAAAATGATACTCTGCCAACTGTTCCACCAATATCAGACTTCTTATTTAAAATATCAAAAGGTAAGTTGAATAAGATAGATAATATTCACACCCTAGAAGGTTCCCTATATAGTAAAGAATTAGGTATTGCAGGGACTGTCGATTGTATTGCAGAATATGATGGTGAGTTAGCAGTAATAGATTTTAAAACTTCAAAAAAACCAAAACCAAGAGATTGGATCGAACATTATTTTGTTCAATGTATGGCATATGGTTGTATGTTATACGAATTGACAGGAATATCTGTTAAAAAGTTAGTCATTATAATGGCATGTGAAAATGGAGAATGTGTAACTTATGAAGAATACGACAAAGCAAAGTACATCAAACTGCTCGGAAAATATATTAGAAAATTTGTTAACGATAAATTGGAACTCTATGGAACCCAGTAAAGAATTAGAAAAAGTAATTGCAAGTAAATTTCTTACACCACAAAAATTTGCGATAGAGATTGAAAAAATTGTTCTTGAAGAGCAACTCAATTATATTGATGCGATACTTCATTATTGTGAAGTAAATAGTTTAGAGATTGAATCAATTACAAAATTAATTTCAAAACCATTAAAGGAAAGACTAAAGTGGGATGCAACTCGTCTTAACTTTATGAAACCTACATCAAGAGCAAAACTACCATTATAATGCCTCAAGAGTTAGTATGTAATGCTTTTGAAAACCCTTTTCCCCATCTGATTGTAGATAATTTTTATGATGATCAGGAGTTGGAGTTGATATGGGAAGAATTGAAATTCTATACAAAACCAGGTAAATTACTAAAAGCAAAGGACTTTGGTGGTGTTGTTGAGAAAACAAATCATCGTGCTCTACAATTAGATGTTCTCTATAAAGATGAATCACATCTTGATGGTGGTGTGAATTTTAGATCCATATCAAATATTTTAACTCTTAATCGAAAACTCTTTACCTCTGGGATTCTTGATGTATTTGCCGAGATACATGAATCCTGTTGGATTGCTCCCATGTCTGACTATGATATTACGAAAGTTAGATACTATCATGATGGTGAACATTACGAACCACATACTGACAAATCTTTTCAATTTTTAGCATTTTCTTATTTTTACAAAGAACCAAAAAAATTCACTGGTGGCGAATTGTTTTTCCCTCGACACAATTATGAGTTGACTTGTGAGAATAATTCGATTATAATACTACCAGGTTGGGTAAAACATGGAGTTAAAGAAGTTAAGATAGAAGATTCCAATTATTATGATGGTTGGGGTCGTTATGCTATTACTAGTTTCTTTACGAATGCGAATCAGAAAATGATTAATGAAAGTGACACCATTTGAAACTTACCAAACCTATCTTTCGATGAAAAGTCATTTTACTAATCCTAAATATGACTTCTTTAAATATGCAGGTAAGTCTCGTGCTACTGTGACATCATTTAATAAGCGAAAAGATAAGTATTGGTTTGAGAAGACTTCAAGAAAATATAGTGATCAACAGATACTAGATTTTCTTTTATCAAACTTTGTAAATGCTAACAACCCACAAAACTTATGGATTGGAGAAATTATCAATTCTGGAGAAAAAAACTATTCAGAATGGATGAAGAGACAGCAGAGTTTGACTTACTTGTTCAAAGAACAAAGCAACAAATTACTGTTCGAGAAAAACTTAGACGAAGTATTAAATTGCTCGAAGGGACACCCAGTGATACTCAAAAGGTATCTGGGTGGGGATCTAAGTTTGGAAACTCTAGTAATTTTCGAAAAAATCTTTTCTTTTGGAAAAAATTTCGATAAGAAACTGAAAGACCCTGTATGGGAAACCGTAAGTTTGAAAATTAAAAAATATATTCCCTTCATAAATATAAATGTGTTCAATTACAAAAAAATTTTAAAGGAGGTTATTAGTAATGGCTCTTGATAATAGTGAAGTTCTTAAGAATTTAGAAGAGCAACTGACTCAAGTTCAACAACAAGTTTCAACTGGTCAGGCAACTATCTTAAGACTTCAAGGTGCTATTGAAGTTCTTCAACAAATTGAAGAAAGCAAAAAGGAAGACACACCAGAAACTGAAATTGTAGATGGTGGAGAGGTGGAAGCACCACCAGTGGAGGGATAATGAGCGACTTCTTTGATTCTGAAATAATTCAGGAAGAATTAAAAGAAATCACAAAACTCCAACAAAGTGTGTATGTGTCTATGTTTGATTTTGCAACCATGTCACATCAAGATAGAATTGAACACGTTGAGATGTTATCAATTCTTTTAGAAAAACAAAAAATTATGTATGCTCGATTATCTTTATCTGATGATCCACAAGCATTGACCATGAAAAAACATCTGGAAAAATCAGTTGAGTTGATGGGTTTCCCATCAGGAACTGATATATCATTGTTATTCGATGGTATGGCAAAAACAATTGAAAAATTGAAAAGATCAACAGATGTTGACTGAGATAACATTTTCAGTTATAATCCAATTAATCCAAAAAATCCAAATTAATCCGAGGTATCTAAATGTCTTTTGCTAATCTTAAAAAGCAATCAAAACTAGGCTCTCTTACACAAAAACTTGTGAAAGAAGTCGAAAAAATGAATAACACTGGCGGGTCTGCTGATGACCGTAACTGGAAGTTAGAGTGTGACAAGTCAGGCAATGGTTATGCTGTTATTCGTTTTCTTCCTGCTCCAGACGGAGAGGATTTACCATTTGTAAAACTATACAGTCATGCCTTCCAAGGTCCTGGCGGTTGGTACATTGAAAATTCTCTTACAACTCTTGGAAAGAAAGATCCTGTTTCTGAGTACAATACTCAATTATGGAACAATGGAACTGATGCAGGAAAAGAAACCGCACGTAAGCAAAAACGCAAACTTACTTATATTAGTAACATCTATGTTGTGAAGGATCCTGCAAATCCTGAGAACGAAGGTAAAGTATTTCTATACAAGTATGGAAAGAAAATCTTTGACAAACTCACAGCAGCAATGCAACCTGAGTTTGAAGATGAGGAAGCAATCGATCCGTTTGATTTCTGGCAAGGTGCAAACTTTAAATTAAAGGCGAAGAACGTAGCAGGATACAGAAACTATGATAGTTCTGAATTTGCTGCACAAACACCTTTACTAAACGATGATGATGCAATGGAGTCACTCTGGAAAAAACAGTTCTCACTCGCTGAGATTGTTGCACCAGACCAATTCAAGACATATGATGAGTTAAAAACTCGTCTAGATTATGTTCTTGGAAATAAGAAGTCCGCTGCACCACAGTTTGAAGAGGAGGATATAGATCGTGGAGAAGCAGAAGAAATAGTAACTGCTGCTGTATCCAGAACCTCTGACACCTCAAAAATTCATGAGGATCAAGAAGACGATGCACTATCCTATTTTGCGAAACTTGCAGAAGAATAATTACATGGGGGTTACGACCCCCTTTTTTTATGGATTAACAACCTCAGTATTTTCTGTTCTTGCTAGAGATGAAGTAATATAATTTGAACTTTTATCATACCTAATTGCATCTCTAAAGTCGCCAATAAACATTTGTACATAATTAAATCTTAATACATCAATCTCTCTCCTTTTTTCATTTTCATTAAATTCAAATTCAAGATTAGTAACTGCACGAGCGATATTATCTGTTATAACACTAAATTCATCCTTATCATCTAATTGTCTATTACCTGCTTGTGACTTAAGAGTATATCGTGTTGATGATGGGAATTTGTTTGATGTTCCATCAATTTTAAAATCAGCATCTACAATTAAATTTGGTGGTAAGATTAAACGACCCTTATCATCTACAATTTCAAATGTTTCATAGTGGTGATTCTCATTCATTTTTTCTTCAGAACCATATTTGCTTAGAGCATAATCATATATTTGGTAATCTTGTAATGGCCACTGATGATGTATATTTGTTATTCCAGCGACTAAAATTACAATGTAATCTAAGGTTGCATCACCATATAATTGCTCTGCTACTGTGTCTGGTCGAGCACCATCTTTGATAACTAATTTTTCAAATAGAGTTATATTATCACTTAAAAAATCAAATAGTTTAGTTCTCCTAAAAATATTCTTTACAACAATATAATCTCTAGATGAATTTTTATCAAGAAGAGGTGATTGATATGCTATATTTGGCAGTTCTCTAAAATATGACATTAGTATCCAACTCCTGGTCCAGCGTTTGGAGTATCATAATCCTCTGCATAAATTGGATTTAATTCTTTAAATGTTAAATCCATTCTTATATTAACAGGTGTAGAATTTTGATATGTAGCGTATGTTCCAGAATTTGTATAATTGACACTGATTCCAGTCATTGCACAAGTTTTAAATGAATTTAAAAAAGGATGTGTTCTTCCACGACTTCGATATTCTAATAAAAATACATCAGGTGCTTTAATCATAATTCCAGAGGCAGATGCACCATTATATGAGTCAGCACCTCCTGCCTTGGCAGACATTGATTTCTTAAATGCTCTAATTATTTCCTTTACTAAATCTCCCTCTGTCTCTGATCTTGGTGAAAAATTTATACTGAATGGAAATGATCTTAAATTTACTCCACCAAAAAGTAGTTCCAAGTTAGAGTTTAATACTTGACCTGTCGCTCTTGATACGACGTTTCTTGGATTAACATTTGCACCGAGTGCGTTTATCGCTTTACCACTAATCGCTGCTTTGAAAGCATTTTGAGTTTCTTTGTTTAAACCTGGTATCTCAACACCAGTTGTAAATGCATCTCTAGCAAGTCCAACTGCATCTGATGCTAATTGTCCTGGTGATTCAATCGCTTTCGCTCCAACTGCTAAACCTGCGAGTTGAAACATATTCATAGTATCCTCACCCCAAGTAACTGATTGTGTATCAGCGATATCTTGTGGTATTGGAAGTTCAACGTAATACTTTATTTTCTGTTTTTGTCGAACTCTTGCATCAGCTGTCATACCAAAATTTCTTGGAATGATAGAACCTGTTTTACCTGCTGTTGATACTGATGCGGGAGTTACTTTATCTCCTTTAGTTGATTGACCTTTTATAGTGAACGCTTCTAAACCCATTTGATTACTTGCAGCACCTGATTTGATTTCTGCATCTGAAGTAGGTGGTATATATTCAACACATTTAATTAATAAGGTATCCCCAGTTTCGTCACTTGGACCTCTTGCTGCAGGATAACTATAATATTTACCACTATCACTATGAATTTTGTTTCCTTTAAATTTTCCAGCATTTACCTTCGCTGCCTTTTTTTCACGGACTTCGTTGGTATGTTTTTGTGCTATAGCAAATTGTTCTAGTTCTTGTTGTTTATATTCTGCTCCAACACCCGCTGGCATCATGGTTTTTTTCCCTTTTTATGTATTTAGTAGGATTTTGACAAAAGGTAGAGTTCTTAAATCTCTTAACTCCATTTCATCTACTTGATATAATCCACCGACGACTTCTGGGAATGTATATTGTCTCATTTCACCCCAATGAAAGTTTAATCCCTTGAATCCCCAAGAGAATACATCAGTAACCGCAACAAGTGGATGTGAATCGTAAGCGATACCAGGTGTTTTTGCTTGATATACAAATACATAAAAATTACCTGCTTGAGGAACATTACTTCCTTCAGTCAATACTTCTAGAATATCCGTTGCTAAATCATCGGCACTTTCATTACCGATAAATCTTTTCATTATAGGATCTATACGACTCATATGTCTAACTCTTTTTCTGTAATAACTTTAAATTCCCACATTCTATCAGCACAATACTCTCTTGCTGCTTTCCACTTTGCTTGATTTCTTGCATATTCAAATGCTTCACGAATGTAACCTTTGGTTTGTCTTTTTGGTTTTTTAGGTTTTGTTGTTTGTTTTAGTGGTTTAACTTCAATCAAATATCTTTTTATTTTTCCTGTATTTTCTTGAACTTTTATATAGAAGTCTGGAAAGTAACGATGAACTCTTCTATCATGAGGAGAAATGTATGGAAGAGCAATCTCTTCACTACCCCACTCTAGTATTTTAGTATTTTTATCACAATACACCATAAACTTTCTTTCCCATAGAGACCTGTAAATAATATTAGTAGGATCACCTTTATACTTTCTGGGAAATGATGGATAGTATTTTCCTCTATAAGCCATCTAAATAACTATACTATAGAAGTATTTAGAGTGCCAGCACCAAGACCGAGGAGAATATCAGATATAATGCCTAAGTTGCAAAATGTAGCTCAGACATCTAATTTTTTCGTGAGATTTAATTTGCCAAGTCGTGATCTTAGAAGACATATGAGACGAAAAGGTATAAATGATCGTTTCGTCGCTGAAAATATTGGATTGTTATGTCATGATGCTGTTTTACCAGGCAGTGCTTTAGCGTCTTTAAATACCGCTGGTGATTATCAAGGTGTGATTGAAAGATTCGCTCATACAAGAAATTTTACAGAGATTACTTTAGAGTTTTATGTTGACAATGAATATAAATCTTTGAAGTTTCTTGAGCATTGGATGGAGTTTATAACAGGTGCAAGTCCCAATGACCCATCATCTGATACTTACCATTATAAGTTACAATATCCTGAGAAGTATAAGTCAAATGATACACGAATTGTTAAGTTTGAAAAAAATCATTTTCAATTTTTAGAGTATAGATTTGTAGGATTATTTCCTCTTTCCTTAAGTTCAACAAAAGTTTCATATTCAAACTCACAAGTTTTGAAAGCATCTGCTACTTTTAGTTTTGACAGATATATTTGTGGAGAGTCGTCATCACTTGCAAGAGACTTAGGGTTCTCCTTCAACAATAAGAAGGAACCAGTTTCTGATTTTACGACAAGAAGACCAACGGGAGATCAACTACAGACAACACTCAATAATGTTTTCAGAGAAGATGCATTTGGAGTTCTCAACAGTGGTGTATATACAACAGCGAGTGGTAAAGCAAGTTTAAAGTCAGTCACAAATGCTGCTGGTCAAACTCTAGCAGGGGGTGGAAGGGGTCAAATCATATCTGGATAACACCTATAAATAATCACACTGAAGTGCTTAGAATATTATGCCTTTACCAAAGATTTCGACACCGACATATGAGTTGGTGCTTCCTTCATCAAATAAAAAGATTAAATACAGACCATTTTTAGTCAAAGAGGAAAAAATTCTCATACTCGCTATGGAGAGTCAAGATGCCTCTACTGTTGCTCAAGCAGTTAAAGATGTGTTATCAACTTGTATTTTATCAAGAGGAATTAAAGTTGATAAATTATCAACCTTTGACATTGAATACTTATTTTTAAACATCCGTGGCAAGTCTGTGGGTGAGGCGATAGAAGTTATGGTTACATGTCCTGATGATGGGAAAACACAAGTGCCTACATCAATCAATATCGATGAGATAAAAGTTAATATTGATAAGGAACACTCTAAGGATATAAAACTTGATGATCAATATTCATTAAGAATGAGATATCCTTCAATGAGTGAATTCATCAAAAATAATTTTTCAACACCATCCGATGTTACAGTTGATGATACATTTGATTTAATTGCATCATGCGTTGATCAAGTGTATTCTGAAGAGGAATCTTGGGCAGCAGCAGATTGTACTCAAAAAGAGTTGTCTCAATTTGTTGAATCATTAAATTCAAATCAATTTAAAATGATTGAAAAGTTTTTTGAAACTATGCCAAAATTATCTCATACTGTAAAAGTTACTAATCCAAACACAAAAAAGGATTGTGAAGTAGTATTAGAGGGGCTACAGAATTTTTTCGTATAAGCATGGCACATGAAGATCTTGCATCCTATTACAAGATTAATTTTGCCTTAATGCAGCACCATAAATATAGTTTGACAGAACTTGAAAATATGATTCCGTGGGAGAGAGAGATTTATCTTTCATTACTACAACAATACATCGAAGAAGAAAATCTAAAAGCACAACAAGAAAGGAATGGATGAGGAACAAGGATTAGCATCACCGATAGCAAGTGGAATTAGAGGTATTAGAAGAAGTGTTTCTTCTGGTGTCTTCACGGGTAGAAGTGTGCTTCCACAACCACCTCAACCAGATCCAGTTACAACTAATTTAATATCTCAAAACTCATTAGCACTTAATACAGTATCTGGTCAACTTACAAATATATCCGCACAAGTATCAAATCTTAATGTATCATTAACAGCACTTAAAGAAAATTTAGAATTAAGTGAGTCATTAGATAGACAGAGAGAAGCAGCGAAACAAAGAAGAGAAGCAATATTAGCGGAGCAAGGTTTAAGAGAAGGAAAAGAATCTCAACTTGAAAATAAAATTCAAACAGCATTAATAAGTCCTGTCAGAAGAATAGCACAGAAAACTCAAGGCATATTAAGTCGTTTAGCGAATTTTTTCTTTATTTTATTAGGTGGTTGGTTAGCAAATACAACTCTTGAATTTTTATCAATTTTATCTTCAAAAAATCTTGATAAATTTAATGAATTCAAAAGAAAACTTGGAGTTGATTTACTTACTATAGGTAGCATATTCCTTGTTGCCACCATAGGAGTCAAAAAGTTAATAACATTATCAGCAGCACTTGCTGCAAATGCTTTTAGAATTACATTTGGTGCAGTATTAGCAGCACCATTTAATGCTGTTCTTCTTTTCTTACGAAATTTAGTTAAAACAGCAAAGAATACGTTTCTTAAAAATGCAGGATTAATAGGTAAAAAAACAGGACCAGGTTTATTAACAAAAACTGGTGCTACTTTACTATCAGTAATACCAGGTGGTATAGCACTTCTTAATTTTGGAAAAAGATTATTTAATAGAGGAAAAAATGTAACTGGAAATGTAACTGGAAATGTTACAAGTTCTACGGGTGCAAAGGTAACTGGTGAAGTTCTAGAAGAAGGTGTTAAAAAGACTGCAAAAAAAGGAATATTTAAAGGATTGTTTAAAGGTGGGATAAAAGGGGCTTTAAAAAATATTTTGGGACCTGTTAGTAATTTTCTCATATCATTAGCATTCGGAGAAAAAATACAAGATGCACTTATGGGTGCTGCTGGTTTTGCTGCTGGTTCTGCAGTTATAGGTAAGATAGCTTCTCCATTACTATTATCACCTGAACCATTTACAAAATTATTATATGGTGCCCTTGTTCTTGGTGGAGGATTTTTAGGTGAAGCAGGAGCTAAATCATTGGGAAATGCAATTATGGGATTCTTTGGAAGAAAGGATAAAAGTAGTGAAACTTCTGATAGTAAAACTGATACAAATCAAGGTGCGGTGACAACTGAGTCTAACGTAAATGAAACTCAAATTGAACAAAATGATGAACTTGAAATCTCTGGAATGACATTTGGTGGTTCTGAATTAATTGCTGCAGCGGATAATAATAGAGTTATGGTAGAACAAAATATAAGTTCGTTAGAAGATGCTCCTCCAACTATCATTGATATGAGCACACCTAGTGGTGCTAATATGGCGATGGGTTCAAGTGGCACATCTTCTTCCTCATCTCCAACATCAACATTACCTAATATTAAATCAAGTGACAACTCAAATCCATATTTGAGTTACGCTGAATCAGTATATGGAGTTCTTAGTTAATGTCTAATAAGATAGTAAGGAATTCATTACTTAAATCATCCTTAAGTATAAAAGGAATACAATCATCCGTAACTAGATTTAATGAGGGTATAACAAAATCTAGAGTTTTAGCAGGTAAAATAGCAGAACAAACTAGTAATTCAAATAGATTCAAACAATCTCTTATTGGTAAAGACGTAGAGTTTTTTAGAAAAAGAAGAGAGGGTGTATTAAGAAAGCAAAGAGAAGATGAACTCGAATCAATGACTGTTGGTGGAGTTCTTAAAAAACAAGGGAATCTGATTCAGAAAAGCACTAGAGGTTTTCTTGGAAGGATTCTAGATTTTATTGGAGTTTTATTATTAGGTTGGTTAATTAATACATTGCCAGCAATTATAAAAGCGGTGAATGCTTTGATTAAGAAAATGAGGCAATTAGTAAATATATTAACAGGTTTTGTAGATGGTATAAGGGATGTTTTATCTTCAATTGGTGGAGCAATTGATGGATTTTTAAATAGGTTCAAAAGAGAAGATTATGATAAACCAAAACAAGAAATTGATAAAAATTTAACTAAAGCAGAACAGGGATACGCTCAACTAAATGAGAATTTAATAAATGCAACTCTCCCATTTCAAGATTACTCCAACATTGGTCTTACTGATAAGGATTTAGAGGAACCACAAGATGAAGTTGAAAACTTAAAGAAAGAAGAGAGTGGAGAACAAAAAGATGATACACCACAAGGCAGTGAAGAACAAATAGATGATACACAGCAAGAGAGTGACGAACAGGAAACAGATGATTCTGAGCAAACTGGAGGTGGAGAAAATGTAGAGGGTCAGAAGACAACCGATAGTGAAAATTTAGAGATTGCTAGTGTATCATTTGGTGGTGGTGAACAACAAGTAGATGAATTAACCAAAGACGATGTTGAAGCTGATAATGATATCTCAAAAGAACTTACTGCTAATTTATCAAAATTACAACCTAAAAAATTACAAGAAATTACAAAACAAGAACTACCTAGAAATGCAGATGAATTAGCTCAAAATATAGAAAATGAAAGTGGTGATGCAGTAAAATCAAGTCAACAACAAGAGGGTGACAAAACTGCTGAGACTGAAGGTTTTAGCACAGGTGGAAAGGTTGAAGGTAAGGGGGGTATAGATAATGTTTTAGCAAAATTAACGTCAGGTGAATTTATACTAACAAAAGAAACCACTGAGAGAATAGGTGCAAATTTCTTTGAAAAATTAAATAAGGGAGCAAAAATAGAGCAATTAATTAAACCCAATCCTGAGATGATATCGGATATTCAAGGAAAATTGATTGACAAAAGTGCACAGATATCTCAACTCACAACAGAAAGAAAAGGTTCAACCATTATGATGATGGGTGGAGGTTCAAGTAGTATGTTACCACCATCATCACCACCATCAAGTGGAAATACAATTTCAATGCCTTTGATTTCACCTTCACAAGCTTTGGGACAAATACATCATATTCTCCATAGGTACACTTAATGTATAATTCTAAAGCATCAATATACGAGAAAATGACTATTCAATCTGCTGACGGTTCAAAGACAGCAGACATTAGTGGTGGTGCTTTCATTGTCACTTACTATGAGAATTTATTTTCTCCTATGATTACTGCTAAAATTGTAGTCATAAACACTGGTGATGCGATTGCTGATAAAAATGGTAAGATGACATCTTTATATAATGGATTTCCATTACGTGGTGGTGAGAGAGTTGTTTTAAAAATTGCAGGTAATTCAAAAATTAATAAAGAGGGTTTAGATTTTTCTAAAAATTCTGCAGATTATTTTTATGTTGCATCTATTACCAATGTTTTAATTGATAGTCAGAGAGAAACATTTACACTTAACTTAGTTCCTAGAGAGGCAATAACAAATGAAACTACAAGGGTTGGCAAAAAATTTCCAGCGTCTCAACCAATTTCTGATAGTGTACAAAATATAATTAAAGACTATTTAAAATCTGATAAAGTTAATTTAATAGATAAAACACAAAATCCTTACGGTTTTATTGGTAATTTAAAGAAACCTTTTACTATCTTAACTTGGTTATCAAGTAAAGGTGTGCCAGAATCATCAGGTAAAGATTCGTCTGCTGGATATCTTTTTTATCAAACTAAAGATGGTTTTAATTTTAGATCAATTGATGATTTAATTTCTCAAGAACCATACGAAGAAAAATTTGTTTATACACCAAATGTTGTTGATTTTCAAGACCCAAGAAATAATTTTAAAATATTAGATTATGGTACAAATAAGAATCAAGATTTGATTGGAAAATTAGAAAGAGGAACTTATTGTTCGTATCGTTTGTTTTTTAACCCTTTAACTTTTAATTATACTAATCCAGAGAAAGGTATTTTTAAATTATCTGATTATCAAAAAGAAACAAAAAATTTAGGAAAAGAAATTGAATTACCTCCTATTAGTGATAATAGTGACAAAACACTTGGCGACATCCCAAGTAGATACATGACGGCTGTTTTAGATATAGGAACTATGGAAAAGAATCCTTTTATTCCTAAAGATCCTAATGTATCAGAAAATTGTGATCCATTTAAGATACAGTCTCAAGCAATTATGAGATACAATATTCTTTTTACTCAAATTTTAGAAATGACAATTCCTTTCAATGCTAATTTAAGGGCTGGTTCTTGTATTGAGTGCGAGTTTCCAAAACTTGACAGAGAAAAAAGATCTGAACCAGACACTGAACAAAGTGGACTCTATATAATAAAAGAACTTTGCCATCAGTTTGACACTGAAGGATCATTTACAAAATTAAAACTAATCAGAGATACGTTCGGTAATTAGTATGTTAGAAGATAATCTTTTAAAAAGTAATTTTATAGGTAGAGATGGATTTCGATGGTGGATAGGTCAGGTCGCTTCTGAAGAGGCACAAGGAGATCAAATAAACCAGATAGGTAATGCATGGGGTAATAGAGTTAAAGTTCGCATCATGGGATATCACCCGCAGAATACTGTTGAATTATCTGATGATGACTTACCTTGGGCACAAGTTTTACTTTCACCTCAAGGTGGTTCTGGAAAAGCAAATCGTGCAAGATCTATAAGAGTATCGCCAGGCGATTCAGTTCTTGGATTTTTCTTAGATGGCGATGATGCTCAATTACCAGTAGTTATAGGTATTTTTGGAAATACTTCTTACTCACCGAGTGGAGAGAGTTCAGGACCTTTCATACCATTTACTGGTTACACAAGTAAAATAAAATCAAATGATTATATTATAAAAAATGAATCTGGTGATTCTTCTGGAAAAACTTCTCAAAAATCTCCACGTCATGTAACTAAAGAAATCGTTGAAAAACTCAACGAAAAAACAAAAGAAATACAAGAATCGGCAGTATATCCTTCAGTAAAAGCAGGTTTGACAAAACCAACTAGAGATCAATTTCCATTCACAAGGTCTGGTGCAAAAAAATATATTAGTGCAATAAAAGATTATAATTCAAAAAAGGGTGACATTAAAGCAAATCTCCAAAAGGAGGCAATAGCATTTAGGGCGATTGGAAAAAATGTTCTGTTGGCAAGTGGTAATACTGCTGCTAATGAGAGTCCTAAACAAGTTGAAGAAATAAAAAATACAGTTAAAAATACTTTGTATGATTTGAAGGATGCTTTACCTAAAGATAAATTAAAAGGCATAGCATCGGCATCAAGAGAAATAGCAGGTGGTGCACAGGGTCTGATAGGAGATATGTTAAATGTAACTTATGCAGATTTATCAAGTGATTTAAATACTGGATTACATAAACTTTATAAAGATGTGTATGGTAAGGTTCTACTTGCAACACAAAATGGTGCTATCGCAAAAATAGCAGCGACTGCTGCACAAGTATCACAAGTTGCACCAGTAAAGGCAATTCAAGATTTTCTACCTTGTGCTACAAAAAATATTTCTGAAAATATTCTAGGTTCAATTCAAAATTTATTGACTGGATTTTTAGATAATGTTAAAAATTTTACAGAATGTATAGGTGATCAATTTGTTGGTGCAATATTTAATGATATAATAGGTGGTATCAATAATGAAATGGCAGATTTGATGAAAGGGGTATCTAAAATATTTGATGGTGATTTGGAAGGTATGTTAAGGTCAAAAGCAGAGGGTATATTAGGTATTGCTAATGCATTTGATTGTGATTTGCCATCAGCAGATTTAGGTGGAAAGGTAAATAATTATGTCATAGGTAAAGGTCCTGCTGGAAGACTTGAGAATATCGCTGAGAAAATTTTGAGTGTAGCAAACGCTGCTCAATCTATACAGGAGGCTGCAGCAAGTCCTGGTGGTGTTCTTGGAAATATTGGATTGTTTGACTTTATGAGACCAGATGTAAGTACACCAGGTTTTAGTAGTCAATTAAGTGATTGTTATACTGGACCACCTCTAAATTGTTCAGGTATTAAGGTAAACTTATTTGGTGGGGGTGGACAAGGTGCACAAGTTTCACCAATATTAGGTATGATTGTGGGAGATACATTTGCTGTGCAAACCGCAAGTTTGATAGGTATGAGAGTAAAAAATCCTGGTGCAGGTTATATAACTCCACCATTTGTTGAAATTACAGATACTTGTAATCAAGGATATGGTGCGATTGCAAAAGCAGTGATTGATTATGATCCAGCATCACCAACATATCAACAAGTTATTGATGTTTACATTGTTAATCCAGGTGAAAATTATCCAGTAATTGAACCAGATGAGGATGATAATAGTGATGGACAATACACAGTTGATCACGTTGTTGTAATTAATTCTGGTGAAAATTACAGTGAAGATGATGAAATAGTTGACGACAAGGGAAATGTATATGAAAAATTATTAGATGAGAATGGTAGAATATTAAATGTAATTCCACCTAATCCAGAAACCACTGAATTTCTTGAAACATTTACTGAGATGCCAGAATTAACAATTTATACATCTACTGGTTCAGGAGCATTACTAAAGGCACAACTAGCACCTAGACCAGAATATCAAGGTGAAATTAAACAGGTTATCGATTGTATTACTCCTCGTGACGGTATTGTTGGGTTTGTCAATGGAGAAGCATATTACGGTCCGTTTCATGTAATGTCAAATGGTGTTAAAATGACAGGTGCGAAACATAGTGAAAGTGATTTCATAATATACGATACTCCTCAAGAAAGTAGAACGAGCACCGTTATTAGAACAGGCACAACAACTATGACAACTGTTTCATCACCTCAAGTTACATATAACACATCAACAACAACCACACAAACATCTACGATGTCTTCACCTAATACTGATTCGTCAGAAACATCTTCTAACGATTCATCAACTCCCCCATCATCTAGTCCACCTAGCAGTCCACCTTCGTCTCCACCAAGTAGTCCTCCATCATCTCCACCAAGCAGTCCTCCATCTGGTGGTTATGGTTACTAATAAATATTAATACTATACTAAACCTATGGCAGAAAGACCAGAAGCACAACAAAATTGGCAACTTAGACAGTACGATTCATTCGGACCACAGTTCAGAATTGATACTGGTAATCCTGAGTTAGGTTTAAGTGGTGATATCGCTTACAATTTATATGGTATAGGTTCTGATAACAATACCAGTTCAGTTGGGATGCATGGGTCAGGACTATATCATATCTACAATGATCAATGTATTGAAATAATTGGTGGTGAAAGACTAGAGAGTGGAAGTCTTTGTGTGAATATAGTTGGTTCAAAAGGCGATGTATCAATTACCGCAATGTCAAATGGTGATGTCAGAATAAAAGGTCAAAATATCATAATTGATTCTACAAAAAACGTTGAAATAAATGCAGGTGGTGATTTTAGAGTCAAAGCAAGTAATTCAGTTAATATGAGTTCAAATACTTGTTATATAAAAGCACCCTATGGAAAGATAAGAGTACGTGAAGTTGGTTGGATGGGTAGTGTTTTTAAAGGTACAGCAGTTTCTGAAAATGTCTGGGGTGCATAATGTCAAAGTTTACGTCAGGCGGTGTCCCATATCCAGATTACGACGCTGCTGATAGCACTAATTTTACAAACAAGGTCGAGTTTACTAATGATGTATTCGTATATGGTAAACTTTACGCAGAAATTGACTCTCAGGATATAAACTTTGATGATAATCAATCATTCAATAGTATAACCATAAACGATAATTTATTTGTTAATGGTTCTTCAACCTTTGTCGGTCCTGTAGATATTGACTATCTGACAGTATACCATAGACACAATGTTGGTGCTTCTGGAACAGTTTTTGTTGCGATATCTAGCACATCTGAATTAGATGGACAAGTTGGAGGTCGTGTAGGTATTGGAACAACTCAACCTGATGCAAGACTACAAGTAGGAATTGCAGATACTTCTTTTGTTGTAGATGACTTAGGACTAGTTGGTATAGGAACAACTCAACCTGCTCAGAAATTTCAAGTAAACACTGGTTCAAACTCTTTAGTCGTTACTGGTTTAGGCACACTAGGTGTTGGAAATGATAATCCAGGTGCCTTTGGTATTGATAATAGTGCTCATGGCACTTTAAAGGCAGACTTTGATGGAAGTATAAGAATAGCAAGAAATATTTACGATTCTTCTGGTTCACCAGGTCAAAATGGATTCTTCATGAATCGAGATGCAAATGGTATTCGTTGGGTATCTTTTACACCAGTAGAAACTGAGGGTGTATTTTTACAGAATGAAGGTATATTTGTTCCCTCTGTAGGTGCAGCACAATCATTTACAGTTTTAAATTTTGTACAGAGAAATAGTTTTGGTCAAGGCACTGATACATTAGAAGCGACTGCACAAGACCCTACAACCATTACTGGAGTATCAACAATCTTTACTCAAGATTTATGGGGACATCAAGGAACTGGTGCAGGTGCAGCAATTTATAGACAATCTAGAGTTGGTATCAATCAAGCAAATCCTCAATCTCAATTAGATGTAAATGGTGATCTTCATGTGTCATCAGCAGTTGCATTTGATAGCACATTAAATGTTAGTGGGGGAGTTACCCTTGATAATACTTTAGATGTAGATGGTGTAGTAACTTTTAATGATACTACAGATGCAACAGATGCAACTAATGGTTCATTAAATGTTGATGGTGGTGTTGGTATCGAGAAGAAACTATTTGTTGGAGATGATACTAGAATATTAGGAGACTCTGAAAGTACTAATAAAGATACTGGTGCATTAGTTGTTGAAGGTGGTGTAGGTATAGAAAAAAATATAAACATAGGTGGGGCAGGAGTTATTGCTGGCAGATTAGATGTAAATGATAATACACAATCTACAAATACAACATCTGGTGCTGCTGTTATTGATGGTGGATTAGGACTTGGTGGTAATTTAAATTCAGGAGGTAGTGGAACATTTGCTGGTAGATTAGATGTAAATGATGGAACTCAATCCTCAAACACTCTAACTGGTGCTGCTGTCATTGATGGTGGAGTAGGAATTGCCAAGAATTTAAATGTAGGTCAGAACGCTAAGATTTCAGGTAATTTAGAACTCGAAGCACAATTAACAGACTTTTTTAATAGTAATGGTGTTGGTGTATGTAAAACTGATTATCGCTTATCATCTTTCAATGTTTCTGGTGTTGGGGTTGGTGTTTCTTGGAGACCATCTGGTGTTCAAACAAAAAGGACATTATGGGTTTCAAAAAATGGATGTGATACAAATAGTGGATTACTTGAGGGAGATGCAAAATACACAGTTGCTGCAGCAGCTGCTATTGCTCAAGAAGGTGATACAATAAAGGTAAGATCAGGTGTTTATATTGAGAATAACCCAATAGGTTTAAGAACAGATGTTGCAATAACAGGTGAGGACTTAAGATTAGTCACAATAGTTCCACAAAATACAAATAGAGATGTATTTCATGTAAGAAGAGGATGTCTGATTGAGAATTTAAGTTTTGCAGGTGCAACAATTACCACAAATCATCCAAGATGCGGTGCAGTTGCCTTTCCACCAATACAAGCAAGTGTCAATTCAGGTTTAGATTTTCAAGCAGTCACAGGATTTACTGATTTAGGACCTGCAAATGAAGGTGCTGCTGGCAGATGGAGATCACCATATGTAAGAAACTGTACGAACTTTATGACTGGTAGTATTGGTATGAAAATTAATGGTGATCATGCGAACGCTGCTTATACAGGTACAAATGATGGAGGACAAGATTTAAAATCAATGGTTTGTGACTCATTTACTCAATACAATGAGGCAGGTATAGGAGTATCAATATCAAACAATGGTTATGCTCAATTAGTTTCCATATTTACTATTGGATGTGAAATTGGTATTGGAGTTTCATCAGGTGGACAATGTGATTTAACAAACTCTAACAGTTCATTTGGTATAAAGGGTTTGGTAGCAGATGGATTTGGTGATATTGAATTTACTGGAATCACTACAAATGGTCCGACTGATGCTCAGTCAGATACGATAGTTACTGCTAATACAAAAGATGTTGATGGAAATATAAGAATTCCATTTGATGGTCAAGGAGTTTATTTTATTCTTGATATGAATGATTATGATGACACCACATCTACAGTTACTGTTAATGATCCTCTACAAATTATAAGGTCTATTGAAGTAGTGAATGGTGGAAATGAAGGTGATTATAGTGCAGGTGCTCCACCAATAATAACATTGAATGAAACACCTCAAGGTCCTGAGTCAATATTACCAGAATTTTCACCAAATGTGAGTGCTGCTGGCACAATAACATCAGTAGATGTTTTAAATAGTGGTCGAAACTTCTTACCTACTCAGAATCTTACAGCAAATATATCAAGTGGTAGTGCTACATTCAGAGTAAATACAGACCCCATATTGTTTACTGTGAGTGAAGCAACAGAGTCTGCTGCTGTCACTGGAATATCAACAGTTACGTTCAATGAATTTATACCATATCCTATTTTCAACGATACCCATGTAAGGTTTGTAAGATTAAGTCGTATCATAACAAGTTCGCATTCATTTGAATATATCGGTGCTGGAACAGACATAAATACCTCAAACCCATTCCAAGGTGGAAAACCAATACCTGAGAATGAAGTGATTGCAATAAATGGTGGTCAAGTTCCATTTACAAGCACAGATCAAAAAGGTAATTTCCGAATTGGTGACGGTCTTACAATCGACCAAACCACATCCACAATTCGAGGAAGAGACTTTAATAGAGCAATACAAGCTCAACTAACACCACTGATATTAGCATTGAGATAATATGGCAATAGCACCAGTAAATAAATTTGTATCAATCGCAGTTCCTGTTGCACCAGGTCTGCAAAAGTTGTATGAGGTTCCAACTGGTACATCTGCGTTGTTATTGTATACACAAGTATCAAATGTAGGTATAGCAGTGACATACCCCACTGTCACATTTGTACAGAAAAGAACTTCAAGAAGCACAGGAAATACAAGAGATATTCGTGTTATTAAAGATGCAGAGATTCCACCAAATGATGCAGTAATTTTAATTGATGGAAGATTAGTATTAGAAAAGACACCACTGGTATTAGATCAAATATATGTTCAAGGTAATCAATCTGGAATTGGTACAATAACAAATGTGGTATATGATGAACCAACAGGTATTGCAACCATCACAACTAAAGAGGCACATAAATTAGATGTTTCAAACCCAGTAACGATGGCAGGTATTGCATTTACTTGTTTAGGTACAACTGGTATTACAACTACTATATTTCCCGACCCACAACAATCATATATTGTAGATACTGTTATAGGAGAAGTTGGCACATCAAAAACTTTCTCAGCAGTTGTTGGAAGTAGTAAAGGTTATCCGCACGTATATAATTCAGCAATTCACTATTTTGAAAGAGCAAGAGATAATGCTGTGGAAGTTTCAGTTGGAACTGGTGGATATACTAATTTTACAGCGTCACCAGGCACTTCATACAATCCAAGCACAGGTGCGTTAGGAATCACAACTGCTTCACATGGACTGTCTGTTGGAGACTTAATAAGAATAGATGATGGTGGCATCACATTTACATGTGCCACAGATAGTAATGCATCTAATCATCCTTATCCAAGAGCAACTGACCCTGCGAGTGGTAAATTATTAACAGTAACCGCAGTCACTACAAATACCTTCACAGTTGATGTTGGAAAATCTTCTGATACATCGACTCACACATTTGTATCAGGGGTAGCAAATGCCATCAAAAAAATTAATACAAGATTTAATGTTACAAACGCAGTCTATAATGGTGGTCCTCAAACGACAACCATTCATGGTGTAACAAATCTTGGACCAGGTGATATAGTTTTGACACTTAATGCCAATCATAATTTAACTGGTGGAAATAAAATAAGAATAGCGTTAAATTCATTAATATTTACATGTACAATGGATAATCGTGCGACAGAACATCCCTATCCAAGAAAGACAGATCCTGCAGTTCCAACACCAAGACCATCTGATCCAAAAAATGTTGGTGGTGATATATCCGTGGCAGTATTTTCAGCAAATCAATTAAAACTTAATGTCGGAGCAAGTTTATCTGGCGGTTTCTTCGCACCACTTCAAATGGAACTCATAGCAAGTATCCTAGAGAATAGCACTTCGTAATATGCCAAAGTATCTAAGTGGTAGAGCCAAAAGAGTACCGCAGGATCAGTTATCTGATGATAGGTACAAATATCTTGGATTAGACCAAGCAGAACCAAATTTAGCAGATCCGATAACAGGACCATCTGTACCATCAGGTTCTCAATATCAATTAGTGGCAGTACCAGGTTTTCCTGGTAAAAGATATTGGGTTCCAGTTGGTGGTGGATTAGTACCTGGTGCAATTACAATATTTGATGAAGGTACAATTGTTTCAGCATCAAGTAGTATTACTCAACTTAACTTTGTTGGTGCTGCTGTTACTGCAAATGTAAGTGTTCAAAGTCCTTCAGGGTTTCCAGGTATTGCTGCGACTATTACAGTAAACCCAGTTTCAATTACTGATAATCCACCCACAGGTGCGAGAAGTGGTGAATTGTGGTGGGAAAGTGATACTGGAGATTTATACGTATACTATGAAGATGGTGATAGTGCACAGTGGGTGACAACCAATACTGGTGGTGCTGGTCCAGCGGGTGATAAAGGACAGAAGGGAGATACTGGTCAAAAAGGACAAACTGGTTTATCAGGTAATGTAGGTGCGAAAGGTGAGAAAGGAGAAAAAGGACAAAAAGGAGAAGTTGAAGCACAGGGTAATAAAGGACAAAAAGGAGAGACGGGTGTTGGTCAAAAAGGTCAGAAAGGTGAAGCAGGTTCAAATGGTAATGATGGTCAAAAGGGAGAATCAGGAACTAAGGGACAAAAAGGTGAATTAGGTGTTGGACAAAAAGGTGAAAAGGGTCAAAAAGGAGCAGATGGTGGTGGAGCGACTGTTACAATATCTGACAATGCACCAGGCAGTCCTTCTGCAGGAGATATGTGGTGGGATAGTGATGACTTTGATTTACACGTTTACTATGGTGATGGTGATTCTAATCAATGGGTTTCTATAACATCTAATGCTGCATTAAAAGGTCAAAAGGGTGAAAAAGGTGAAAAAGGTGAGAAAGGACAAAAGGGTGAAAAAGGTGAGAAGGGACAAAAAGGAGAGGTAGGATTATCTGGTGGTGCAGGTGGTAAAGGTGAAAAGGGACAAAAAGGTGAAAAGGGACAAAAAGGTGTTGATGGAAATAGTATTACAGGAGCAAAAGGTGATAAAGGACAAAAAGGTGAGGATAATTCTACTAAGGGGCAGAAAGGTGAGGTAGGAGTCACCACTAAAGGACAAAAGGGAGAAACTGGTGCTGATAATTCTACTAAAGGACAAAAAGGTGAACCAGGTGCTGATAACTCCACCAAAGGACAAAAGGGTGAATCTGCAGCAGCTGCAATATCAAATAATGCTGATAATCGTCTGATAACTGGTTCTAATACTGCTGGTCAATTAAATGGTGAAGCAAACCTAACATTTGATGGTTCTAAATTACGTTTACCAGATAATGTCGAAATACAACTTGGAAGTCAATCTGGGAGTGGTGATTTAAGAATATTTCATGATGGTGAAAGTAAGATATGGGATAACGGTGCTAATGGTATAGTGCTACAAACTGGTAGTAGTCCAATTGAGTTAAGAGCGTTAGGTCAACCTGGTAATGAAATAATGCTCAAAGCAAATGTTGGCGGGTCAGTTGATTTATACGAAGACGGAACTCTAAGATTTGAAACAACTACTTCGGGTGCAAAAGTATCAGGTGATCTTGAGGTTACTGGAAATATTAATGGAACATTAACTAGTCTTCCCTCTGGAACAAGAATGTTATTCCAACAGACATCAGCACCATCTGGTTGGACAAAAGTAACATCAGGTGTAAACAATAGAGCATTGAGAATCGTAACTGGAACCGTAGGGTCTGGTGGTAGTAATGGGTTTACAAATGTCTTAAACAGCACAGTAACTACAGCAAATGGTTCTGTATCTAATCATACTTTGACCACAGCACAATTACCAGCTCACTTCCATAACGTTTGGACAAGAAACGAGACAGGTATTGATGGTTCTCGTGGTAATAGTAATGCGAATA